AGCTGCACCAGAAAGAATTACTGAACCAGAAGCAGAGTAGTTCTTGTTTATTGTATATCCATTCGTAGATGAACCACTTAATGTGCATCCACCTGATGGTGAATACGTCTTGTCTAGAGTAGCAGCTTGCCAGTATCCAACTTTATTCTTTATGTTTGAAGATGAGTTGAGGTATAATACTACAAACTTAGAATTTGACAAAGCAGATACATCAAAACAATATGAACCAGCAGTACTAGTGATATTTGATTCAAGATCAGCAACAATAGTTGTATCACTTATAGTGAGCTTCATTGTTTTTGGTACGTTATTTGAATCTGGGAATATAACTAATGCTTTGTTTGTCTCTAATAGTGTGATATTGAGATATGGTGAACCATAGACACCTCTTGACAGAACATACTCAGTACCTAAAGTAATTGTTCTATCTGAGTGTGTGACAACCATTCCATACATTATACCACTAGCAGTGTAGATGACTAAAGTATGAGTAGAATCTAGTGTCAAACTTGATATAGAATTACAAGCAGCAGATTTTATAGTTGTTGCAGAACCAAATGTAAATGTACCACCGGAATTGGATACTGCTGCAATTTTTGGATAAGAATTTGATGAAGGAATCCATGAACACGAAAACAAAGTTGATGATAGAGTATTGATTGAGTTAAGATTACGGTTTATATTATCTGCAGTGTATGTTGATGAATTTTGTGTACTAAAATAACCACCATTACCTATGTAATAAAAATAAGCATAAGATCCTGCATTGTACATAAACACAGAGTGTGATGAATCAAACTTTGCAATTTTCATTGGATAAGATGATGATCCACCTGTTGTAGAAATAGTAGAATATGATATAGTTGATCCAGATATAGTAGCCAGTACTAGTCCCATTCTTTGAATGTTTTCAGAGAAAGTAATGAGAACATGTGTTGAATCAATAACAACTGCATCAATACAATATGTTGCACCAGAATTGTAGAACCAGTATTCTGAACCATAAGTAATAGTATTATCTGATGCAATAGTACCAATCTTGCATGCACCATATCTGTATGTATTTGTTGGATAAACTTCAATGAAATGTGAGGAATCTAATGCTAGTACTCTTATTCCAGAATCGTAATACGAGGCAGAAGAATATGCTGTTGCCTCAGTACCATAAGATGGAAGAGCATTGGCTGATGCGCTTATAGAACTTCCAAGAGTACCAGTCGATTCACAATATGTTGATACTAAAGTGTTTCCACAAACTAAAGAGTTGAATACAGTAACACCAGATGTTGAAGACTGTATTGTACCGCTTTCACCCGTTGTCAAGTTTGTTCCGTTCCAATATATTACTTCATATTTTTTTACATTGGTTGAGGTTCTATAAGAAATGATGTAAGTGTTATCATTATATTTGCAAATGCTTGTCCATGTACCATCAGTTGCTTCAATGTTTATTGCTGATAGTGCTACAGATATTGTAGTTCCTGATATGTCTAATATATTGTACTTCAAATAAGTTGAAGTAGATTCTCTGTATGCTACTAATATTTTTGTAGAGTTTATTGGATAAGATGATATATAACTACAAGTATTTGACGTAGACCTTGACCAGTTGTATTCAGTGTTGAATGTAACAACAGTGCCACTTACAGTGCACACTTGCGCTCTTGCATATGGTGTGGCAGATGATCCTGTTGAATATATCAAGCAGAAGGAAGAAGAAGATATCGTTGAAAGTGATATTGTTCCTGTTGCTGCTGTATTTGCCGAGTTGAACGCTTGTTTAGTTCCAAATGTTATTGTTGATCCTGATATAGTACCAACTATTATCGTACCATAATAACTGTTTCCTGAATCAGCTACCGCTACTACAACGCATGTAGAACTCAATAAGGTTGATGTAAGTGCACCACCGTGGACCACCCCAGTGTCTGCAATAGACCCAAAGCTTACTGACAAATCCCCAGCAATAGTACCAACAACGCTTGATACATGGTTAGAGTTTCCAGCGTTCGCAAATGTGACAACAAAGTGGGTAGAATCTATCAGCTTTATACTGTTGTAGTTTGAAGCATATCCGCTTAGAAAAGTGTAAGTAGAACCATATGAAATGCTTCCATCAGAAGCGACTGTACCTATTACAACCTTACCAGCAGCACTAGTTTGGTCCCTAAATGCCGTAATGAAATGTGTCGAGTCAATAGAACACGAGTTTATTTGTGTTGATTGGTTGGTTCCATTGAATGTATATGGTGATCCAAAAGTAAATGCCATATTGTACCCCTATTAGGCTGCTCGTCCTCTGTCAAGAAGATCAGAGTAACATTGCTCTGGGAATACTATGTTCCTATTGATGTCAATAAAGTCAGCACTATGCATGACAGTGCAGACTAATACATCTGTTTTTGAGGATATAGATATTTTGCCAGAGCAATGATATTCAAAGTCCATTAGATCCCTTAGTTCAGTCCAGAGAAATTGACGGGGTAATCTTGATTGTACCGCCACCGCCTGGGATGGGATATGGGCCATCAGTGAACTTCTCAGCCCAAAGAAGAGTAGTACCAGCAGAGTTTGTGACAACATATCCATATACTGTGTTAGCACCAGTAAATGCGAATGTCTGTTGTGCATAAGAAGCTGTACCAGCTACAGAAGTAGTGTCCCAGCTTGCACCAGTAAGGGTGATAGCTGCAGGATCAGTGATGAGAGTGTAAGTAGAGATTGTGTCTGCTTCAGCAGGGGTTGTGTTTGAAGAATAGAGCTGGATTTTCACATCACCTGTTGCTGACTTGTTCAGCATTCTAGAAAGAAGTTCTGTCTCACCTACGTTTGGGGTTAACAATGCCATAATTTACCTCACTTTAAATTTATTGGAATCTATGATTATCTTTAGTAAATGCTTGTAGATGTTATATATCCGTAGTAAGCCTCATGTAACTTGTTGTTTCCAAGATAGCAGAATGTACCATCATTGTAGTTGTTGTAAATAGTCCTTGACCATATAGAGTCACCAATCTTCTTAAAATACGTCTTGTCATTATAGCCAGAGTACTGGATTCCATAACCATCATTGATCTGGTGTATCTCAGCATTCACAATATAAGCTGAAGAGTCTACTTCAATAGGGCTTCCTACATTCAGAGTTCTTCCACTTACTGATATTGTTGATCTCTGTAGATGATGATCATTGTCAGCAAACACTACTTCAGCTTCCGTTGAGCTCTTGCTTGCTATGTCTATCACCAATGATGACTCAAACTGGTCAATAGTATAAGGTGCATCCATAGTCAAATCAGATCCACTCACACTTCCATACTTCACTTGCAAATACCTATAGACTGGATTGTTGTTATAGTAGAGCATCAAGAACTTGTCAGTGTCTATCCAGCAAGCTTTAGATGCTGTAGGATATATGTAATAACCAGACCAAGAGTTCACAGCAGATGAAGAACCAACACTTAGAGTCATTCCACTCACAGTCAAACAAACAGCATCAATCTTCTTCTCATCTGATGATACTAAGCTCAAAATGAACTTGTTGTTCTTCATTTCACTCACCTCAAAGCTTGTACAAGCTGTAGCCAAAGAATACTCGCTTGAGAAGGAATATATTCCACCATTATATGAAGCAACTTTAGCTTTAACACCATCCAACATGTAGACAATAAGGAAATAGTTGTCACTTATGTACCTCACTCTGACATCAGAAGGTGTTGAAGAAGTGAAGCTTATTTGAGTAGATAGGTTTGTGTTATTTTGAACCTTGTAGTATCCTAGAGTTGGCCAGCAAATAATACTTTCAGTTGAACTGAGCTTACAGTTCTGTGAATTATTTGGTATTCCTACATAGACATCACTCTCATAGAAAGGATCAATCTTGCTGTATGTAAATGAACCTGCTATCACTAAACTTCCACTCATAGTCTTGTTTCTATCTATAGAATCTACAGCAACAGACCCTGATGTAGTGAGAGATCCAGAAGTTAAGAGATCTAGTGACCATTCAGGTGATATTACACCAGAAAGAGTAAGTGATCCACTTGCAGTAGTTTCTCTTTCTATGTAGATTTGAGTAGTTGAAGCTAGTTGTATCAACCCATTTCCATTCCAAAGTTTAGCAACAGACTGCTGGTCTTCAACTCTTACTTTGAATGTAGTAAAACCTACAGTGTCTGACCATTCAGATGTAGCACCTGATTTAGTAACAGCTCTTACCTTGTAGTAGAGAGTCCTGTTAGCATCATCTTTCCAAGGGATGTCAATATGCTGGTAAGCTTCAGTATAGACTAATGTTGAAGTGTCTGCTTCACCAATGAAGTTGTCAGTGTTCAGAGGCTGATACCAAGAAGAACCATCTTTGACTTGTACTTCATAGTGAGACAAATTAGTCAAGGTAGTTTGTCTATTCCAGAAGAGATAGATATTCCTGTATGACACTTTTCCATAGACAACTGGTTTTGATGGAATGTTTGTAGATTGATCATCAATCCATCCATCAACCATAGATTCAGACTTTGTTGGATATCTGACTAATGAGTCAGCAATCTTTTCTGCCTGTTGGTTGATTGGCTGAGGCCTGTAGATGACTGTTGGGGTTACTTCTTCATCACCTGTAATCATAGCGTTTTCAAACATTGGTGACTGGAATATTTCGAAGTCAATGTTCATCTCAGATTCAGGTTGATATTCAACATTCTCTGAATGAGTTACTAGATCATCCAATCCTTCAAGCTCATATTCATAGTCACCATCAAACTCTTTATACTTCTTAGACACCACTACACAAGGTTTGTTTACAAGTGGCTCATTTGTGTCAGACAGAAACACTGTGATTCCTGTTGCTACATTTTCTCTGCTTTTCAGAGTATACTTGTAGTCAGCATTCTGGAAGTAAGAGGCCATCACATTTGCAGTGTCTTGAGCAACTGCAGGATCATGGCACCAAGTGAGAGTGTCTTCATAGAGCTTGTTGTTGAATGTATCATAGATCTTCTCACACCAAGCAGAGTCTGAAGTGTGAATGATACCACCATAAATCTTGAATGAAGTCAATGTCACTGGTGAAGCAGTGTGAGATGCAGTCAGATTCTGTATACCAAGCAAGAAGGTCTTAGGTCCAACCTGTCCAATGCAGACTTTCCAGAGAGCCGTTGAAGCATTGTATCCAGATACATAGAAGGTAGTGTATCCTGAAGTAGGGGTGTCCTTCATGTAGTTGCTGAAGTAAGGGATGTTTCCAGTGATTGTACCATGAGTCAGAGTTGTGGCAGTGAACCATGGTGCATCTATTGCAAGAAGCTTGTCATCATCAAGTCCATCTATGGTGATAGTTTGCTCTACAGTTTGAGTTGTGGATACTGGATACCAGTTTGATCCTGCTGTTGGTGATATTGCAAAGATGCAGTCATATGTTGAACCACCACCTGAAGTCTCTTTGTAGATAGTAGATACACCATCTTGTTTAATAGCATTGTAGGTGATCTTAGCACCTTCATATTGAGGTTGTTTCTTCTCACTCTTCAATGATCCAATCATATTGCTGTTATTAAAGTAGAATGATGCATTTCTGTTCAACACTTCTTTTACAGTCTCAATCTGCATAGTACCAGAGTCATCAAAGTGGAAAGTGCATCCATAGTCTTTTAGCAACTCAGTAAAGATTTCATAGTATTCCTTCTTGTCATCTACAGTTATAGTCATTCCACTCTCAAGAGGCACATTGAGCCTTGCTGCAGCTGCTGATGTCACATTGTATCTAGGGAATGCACCATAAGACTTTCCATCAACAAAATAATCACCATTCACTTTGCCATTTGCATAGTTTGCAAACAGCTTGTCTAACACACAAGTTGGGTTAGATAAAGTAGAGTTTAATGTGGTGTAGATCAAAGTCCCGGTAGGTACAGTGAATGTAGTGCGTATGCTAGTCTTCAACAAGTCGCTGAAGTCTGATACTTTCACTTCAATCCAATCCAAACGAGTTGATGAGCTAGTAACCCAGTTCTTCTGTACAATTCCATAGAAATAAGACTGATAATTCTTAGTGATGTAGCAGTAGACATCCTTCTTAGTCTCTCTGAACTTGTTGATCAAGCTAGAATTGTAAGACATCTTGAATGTTGTTGTATCAACAGTCGGTTCAGTGTCTTTCCAATGGTAGTTCTCTTTGTAAAATCCATTGAACTGCATGACTTTAGAAGCATCAACCCATAATCCCTTCTCATTGTAGTAAGAAGGCTGCTCTACCCACTTCTTGTTTGACCTGATGTTTTCAGTCTTGATAGGGACACCATGTCTGTCAAATTCAGTTGGTGTAGACTGCACAGAAGAGTTGACATCTGGCCATGGCCAGGGGTTAGACGAGCTTCCAATGTTGCTATTGTCATCTACGAAGTAGAAGAACACATTGAACTTAGGGCTTCCTGTTGTTGGATAAATAAAGTTTGGATCTACTGCAGCTTTTCCTGATAGCTCATACTGGACATTCTTCTTCAATCCAAGACTAGTGAGAGCTACAGAGCTAGTTGATGGTACTAGATTCAAGTGGTTGTTGTTCAGCTTATTCCCAGCTGCATCATAACTTCTAGAGTCTAAGTATCCAATAGAATAATAGCTGTAGATTGGTGGGTACTGGTATACAACAGGGCTTCCATAGAGGACTATATTGTATTCACCATAGTGTCCAGATGGAAGACAGTTTGAAGAGTCATGAACAACATTCAATACAAAGTACTGGTATCCTCTCTGAGTTGTAGCGTGTCCTGACAACCTCATCCTATGAGGATAATCTGGTGAGTAGTTAGCACCAAGTTGTACTCTCTTGTCGTATCCAACTACTCTTGAATCTACCCAAATGAGGAAGTTTGAAGAGTGATAAGGATGGCTAGCTTGAAGCTGTACTTTTGGATCAAAGTAAGTTTGCGGATTGTATATATAGTTGTCCATAATCTGTCCTTTTTACACAGTATTCTGAGCGATCAGCTCTCTTTCTTCTTTGATGATCATCTTCACAAACTCTTTGAATCCATCTTCACCAACTAAAGCAGCTGTTGTGACGCTTATGTTGAATGTATTAGTCTGTCCACCGGTATAACTTACATTATTCTGTGATGTTGGTGTAGATACAGTTGTCCCATCAAGTGAACCAGTCGTTGGTACAGTAAGAGTTGAAGTTGGCAGAGTAAGCTGGGGTGCTGTAGCTGGTGTAAACGTAGATGCCCCAGTATATTTAGTAACATCAATCAAAGCTCTAGTGAATGCATCAGAACTGAATCCACCTGCAGACTGGATGTTCATGTCGTAAGTCCAGTGAGTAATCTTGTAAGCAACTTCACCTACGTTGTGTGCAAATACTGACAATACTCTTCCAACGTAGGTGAATAAGTCAGCTACAAACTGTACTGGTCTAGACAAAACATCCATTACTTTGATGATCAATACAATTACTGGCATAAGTGCTGTCAATATTGTACCAGCCAGCTGAAGCAGTGGCATTATTGCATTGAGAATAGGTGTCAAAATTGAAGCAATCAACTCTACAATGACAAATATGATTGGTGCAAACTGGTCAAATATCCCCATTACTAGAAGGATTATGTTCCCAACTGCCACGATGATGGGCATGATTGCTTGGATCAATGTCCCAAACATGTTGAATATTGGAAGAAGCATCTGAGCAATGTATTGTATGAATACTAGAAGTATGTTAATCAATGGCTGGAATGCTGCTATCAGTGGTGTAACAACTGCATTCACTATATTAGAAAGTGCTGTTGATACAAAACTCAACATGTCTTGGAATCCTTGAGTGTTTGTTATGAGTGAGATAAGCTGAGTAATCAGCCATTGAGCAGCATTTGCTAGCCCGGTAAGAGCCGCTGCAGCAACAGCAGGCGCTGCATCTACAGCCTTCTTTCCTAGATCTAGTGCAGCGAGTCCAGCATCACCAATCTTGTCTTTATTCTTCTCAAACCAAGCTTTTATTGTAGATATTGGATGAAGTATAGCATTACCCATACTGACTGCACCATCTAGCAAGCTCTGTCCAAACTTAGCCAAGTTAGGTACAAAGTTGGTTGCTAAGCTAGTGAATCCACTTCCAAGCTTGTTGAAGAATGCTTGGATACGAGCTGTAAAGCCAGCCCATCCTTTCACTGGTTTTACAGCATCAATCTTAGCAATGACAGCATCAACTGAGCTTTGAAGCTCAAGAGGAAGTTCTCTTCCAAGGATGTCTCTGAACTTAGGTACAACTTCAGCAAAAGCCTCTTCCCAAGGCTTTACTGCATTGTCCATTACACCTACTGTTGAAGCCCAGATGTCTTTGAAAGAAGACAACAAGTTTTGGTCAAATCCTGCCCAAATGTCACCAGTAGATGCAATGAACTGGTCCCATGTTGAACCTAAATCTGAGCCTACATTCTTCCAAGCATCAGAGATGTCTTTCAAAATATTGTTCTCAGGTGGTGAGAGAGCCTTTTCCCATTTAGGTTTAATATCAGATACTAGAGTTGGAATAGTAACTTTGCCCACAGTTGGGGCTGAGATAGCACCTTGTCCTGGTGTTGCCTTTTCCCAGCTCTTAAAGTCTAGCCCGTGAGTACCTATGTTCTTGAATAGAGTGGAAAGCTGATTAGCACCTTCTATTGCTACATTGATCATGCTTACAATACCCGATATGACAACATTGATGCCTGGGCCTATAAAATTGATGACATCAGCAAATGCTTGAGCTATAGCGTTTATTGGTTTTGATACCAGCCAATTCAATGCACTAGCTAACCCTTCAACCATTGCTCGCCAGCCAACTTGTATTCCATATGTTGCTAGATCAAACCCATATGACAATGGTGCCCATAACGTCTTTCCAACAGCAGTCATTATAGTACCAAATGCAGTCATCAACGAACTAAATGTCTGAAGAATCTCTTCACCAACTCGAACAAAAGTCTTACCAACGAGCTTGATGATTGCCCAATATACATTGAATGCATGAGTGAGTCCAGTCTGTATATTGTTGACAATCTGTTCCATTGAGAATGCATTCTTGAATGCTTTACCAACAAATGACAGAGATACTTGAGCTAGCTCAGGAAGATAGAGGAATACATTAGTGATTGCATTCCCATTATCTGTTATCCACTTGTTCACAGCATCAAGCACTGGTTTCAGCTTCATGATTACAGCTTTCTGAAGTGGGGCTAGAGCTTTACCTACACCTTCAAAGAAGTCGCCCCAAGTATTGTCCCAAGATGTTGACAGCCCACTGGAAGATCCAGCTACTGCAGCAGCCAAACCTTTGTACTGCTTAGCTACCATATCTACTGCAGCACCGCTCTTCAGCTGTTCTGCAGTCAAGTCTTTTATAGCAGGGATTGAACGAGCTAGAGTTCCTGCAGTACCTGAGAATGATTTACCTAGAGCAACTACAGCTTCATCAAACCCCATCATACCTGAAGCTGCAATGTCTGCAGCAGCAGAGGTTACATCTCTGATCTGCTTGTCTGTAAGATTGAAGCTCTCTAACAGAGCCATATTGCTCATGATGACTGACTTGTCTATTCCAACAAGATCTTCCATCTGGTTGGCGTAAACCATCAAAGCTTTTGTAGATTTTACAGTAGAGTTAGCATTGTTCAAAGCTGCAGCAGCTAGCTTGATCTGTGCTCTCTCTACTTCTTGGTAAGCTGCTAAAGACTTCTTGACTGTTTCAACAACTTTAGAGAATGTTAAGGTAACTGCTGCCCAACTAGCAATCATTTTTGCAGCACCGGCTGCAGCAGATTTTACCATTCCATCTACGTTTGATGTTGCAGAGGCAACACCTGATCTAGTCAGATCGTCTGCTCTAATTTCATATGATGCTACTGGTCGGGCCATTTGGTTACCTCTTTCTTGATGCTTTTCTCATTGCATCTTCATTGTTCTTGACATTGAACTTGATGTGTGCTTGTCTGATTATCATCCATACCTTCAATGTCCTTTCTGGTTGATCTAGTATTCCACCCCCATACGGAAGGTGTAAGACATCAGCATACTCAAGACCTGCAACAAAGATGTATAAGTCAACTAAATCCTTGAATACAGCTCTTCTGTGTGATTCAGCAACATAATTTTTAAGCTTGAACCCATTGAGTGTATAGGTAGTTATATGTTCTATTTCTTCACACTCTTCTTCACTAAAGGGCCCTTCTTGTTCCTCTCTTCATTGATGAGAGTAAGACAATCTGGCCTTTCATTTATAAGATTCCACAATTCATCAGTCTTCATCTTTGTCCCATCTTCATTCTCGAAGTTGTGATCAATGATCATGTTCTTGAGGAAACTATTGAGTTCTTTTATTGCTTTTGCTTTTTGTGGTGTGAATGCAGTATCCTTTTCCTTCTCTTCAACAGTCTTTTCAGCATCTTCTTTGGAAGAAAACCCTGCCTCTGCAGCAATAGCAGCCATAGACATAGCTTCCTCTTGGTTGTTTTCACGAAACAAGATCCAGAACTCTTGCTGTTCACCTTCTGGATCATTGAAAAACTGTGATACATCCACCTTCGTCTTGTAGATTCCTGCATTCTTGTTGATTAACTTGGACATGGCTCTGTCCCCCTTTGTATAGAAATGAATAGTCATACCGACTACCTTGATTTTACTTCATATATCTTAGCTTCTTTACTCTTCAATGATGCAAGAGCTCTATTGTCAGAAGTAGATTTATCCAACACCATAGTGAAGAACTCATCTACTTCTGCAATAGTCTTGCATTCAAACACCTTCAATGGGAATGAGTCTTCATTGTAGGTGTTGTATCCATACTCTCTCATCAGTAATATGTAAATCCACTTTTGGATATGATTCTTTACTTCTTCTGACACTGGTTCAGCGTCTTTCATAAATCACCTTCTTGTTAAGCTAAGTACTTTTCTGCCTCATCATTAATGAGTTTCATCTCAACTGCTGGATCATCACCAGATTCAAGAGCTTTTATCTTCAATGACATCTTGAGTCTTTCTGGCCCACCAACATCGTTAGGGGCTTCAGTCATGATGACATTGTTCATGATAATCTTGAATGCATATTGCTGTGTAGCAGCACCAGTAACCTTTACTGGATGTGTGAACTCAAACTTAAGTGCAAATGGAAGTCCTGGCTTGTAGTATGCTTCTCTAAGAGAATTGGTTACTGCATCATACATGACATCCAAATCTGATGTAATCTCTCTCTTCTGGTAGTCAAACTCAGTCATGAGTCCTGATCCATCAGCAATGAAGAGGTCAGCCTCAAGATTGTTCTTGTAGTCAAATGCCATCTTAGTGACACCAAGAAGAGCTGTAGAAGCTTCTGTCCCAGCTACACCAGTATAAACCTTCAAGTCTTTGAAAGAGAATGGAATGTTGACTGAAGGTGTCAATGCAGCTAGAGTTGGATCGGTCTTCTCTTCTCTTCCAATGAAGGAAATAGTTCCCTGAAGAGTTGAAGAAGGATCACACTCAAGATGAAGAGAATCAATCTTGAGTCCCAAGAATCCAAATACATCAGCCTTCTTGTCTACAACAGCCGTCAAAGACTTGAGTGATGTACCACCTTTTACTGGTGTGAATGAGTGTGTCTTGAAGTCAGTTCCATTTACCACAGCACCTTCTGCACCCAAAGTGCAAGCTAGAATCTCACCCATCTTGTCTGGGTGCACTTCAAACACTACATCACCCTCGACTTTTGAACCAAGAACGTTGTAGTAAGGTGTCGTAACCCCACCTACTAGAGCATCACTCTCTTTTACAGAGTGTGTCTCTTTCAGAGAAGTTGAAAGGTATTCCAGTTGAAGAGTGGGGGTGGTACTCGTGCCAAACGTTCCCTCTACACCCAATTGGAACTTAGTGTCGTTTCCGCTGTAATTCATACTATTGTCCCCCTTGTTCTAATAATACTATAAAATTAACATCAATCTTTCCAGTTGATATTGATATCCCACCTGATCTAGGAAGGTTGGGGCTGAATTCCCAACCTTGAATCTGAACATCTTCTACTAATCCTTCCAATGTCCTGTTAGTGAGAAGAAGCTTGTATAGAGCCCAACAATATCTTTCACTCAGTCTTTGAAGATCTTCAGGATTATTTCCTAATGATACGCTGTAGAAGCTTATTGGTACTATGAATCTATCCCATCCTAATGGTGCATCAAGCATTCTTGTTGCTCTTCCATACTCAAAGATTAAAGCAGGATAGTTTCTAAGAGCCATTATGTCTACTTCGGTTGCTCTGTAAATCTGAGCATATGATTTCACCTCTAGTTCATCTGACACATCATCTAGATAATCTTGGATATACTTTTCTATGTATTCCTTTATTCCATCGTTCAAATCTTCTATAGTCATGATTTATCCTTTGAATTCTTCATCTATATTCTTCTGCATCTGTCTCTCAATCTGTCCTTGAGTATCAGGACTCTCTAGTACAGCAGTTATTGCTGGATACAAGTAAGCCTTCTTAGGCATATCAACCTTCTTAGTTGTCACCCACTGGTCAGAGATCTTGAAATGAAGAGCTGAAGCATTTACAGGAACTATAGTACCACCAAATTCATGGATGGCTGCATATGTTACATTTGTACCAACCTCTACTGATTTATCGCTAGTCAACCTGTATGTTATAGATTTAGCTAGGGTACCAGTCTTCCTCTTCAATACTTGTCCTGACAGATAGTTCACATTAGTCTCTCTTACTACAAGTTCACCAATCAAGCTCATTATAGTCCTGCTCATGTTAGGTGAATTCTTCAAGTTATTGAATGCATAAGTCACTTGTTTTCCATTGAAAGAAATCTTATATTTGAGCATAGTTCACATACCTGCTTATTGAAGCCAGAATATTCTTCTCTGCATCTGGATCAACAGTTGAAGAGCTTCCATTGTTAGAAGATACAGTAGACAATCCAACACTAACGCTTCCACCTACAGACTTGTTCATGTATAAAGCAACTAGCATGAGTCCTGCTACTTTGATGTCAGCTGGCATTTCAGTACTAGTCCATCCTGCAGTGTAATCTGCTAGGTAGAGTTTTCCTAATGTTGATTTGAATGGCAAGTAGATTGAGTCATTGAATGCAATACATCCAGTTATTTCTGAATCATTTGCATCAACCAGTTTAGTCAGTTTAGTAAGAGGTCTGTTGATAGTCATCAATCTGTTGGTACCATTACCTCGTATAGTTTCTGCTGTATAATCTTGAGATATGAAGTCATAATTCAAGTATGATGCAATCTTAGTATAAGCCATCTTCTGGAAAAGCTTCAAGTTGTTGTCAAATCCAGGTGTTGTCTTGATGTCAGCAGATTGTGCTGTGAGGAAATCAGTAATCTCTTGTATTGTTATGAAGTCACTGTATTTCATTTAACTACCTCTACATTTATCTTAGCTTCCTGTGATACTTCTTGCTCTTCCTTTTTTTCCTCTTTTTCAGTATTTTTCAGATAAACTTCCCCAATATTCTTCTTGTCTATAAAAATCTTATGATCCATATTCCACCTCTTTACGTCAGCTTCAGTCAAAAAAAGGCTGGCCTTTCAGCCAGCCTTCTACTATTTTACATTGTAGTTTACTTATGCACCAGCACCAAAGCTCAATTTAACAAACGCTGAAGGAATAGCTACAGCGATAGCTAGTCTCTGGATGCTTCTGAACACTGTCTGGTCATTAGCAAATCTGTATTGGTCTGATGTGTCAATGGTAAGATTCATTCTATCACCAATGTAAACATGCTTGAGGTTACCAAGGAAAGCAGCACACTTAGAAACAGCTGCTGTGGTTGGTGCAAATCTTGAGCTTACATTTACAGGATATCCAAGAAGATCATACTTGTAGGACTCATTGAGTCTGACAATCTTAGAGTTAGCACCATCTTCAAGGGCTCTTACAACGTTCCAAGCAGGTGGGGTCCAGAACCACTCTGCACCATCAGCCTGAAGGTCATCAAGCTTTCCAACCATAGAAAGAATGTTGTCTTCTGTTACAAGTTCAGCAAACGTAGGTGTTGCATCTACACCACCAGTAACAGCCTGAACATTGGAAGCTTTATCCAATCCATTGAAAGCTGATCCATATGACTGGAATACTTCAAGGTCGATAACGTTTCCAGTATCTTCTGCCATCTGGTTAGCAACAAAGAGAGCGAGAGGATAAGCTGAATCAGAAAGATCTTCGTTGTTGATGAGAGCAATTCCACCAAGCTTTGCAGAATCTAGAGTAACTTTTCCAATAGTTACTTTAGAATCAGTCATTGCAGCACCACCACTGATCCAACCAACTGTGTAGTTGCCAGAAGGGGCTGGGAAATCAACTTTGTCTCTTCCCATAGGAACTATTGTAGCCTTCTGAAGAGCTATTGACTTGAGATAAGTAAGTCTTACGAGCTCTGATCTGAACTCAGTAGGAACCCAATTAGACACATTGTCTTGTACGTTGTCACCAAAGGCTTTCTTGATTGCAGAATAATCCTTCTCTTTAACCATCTTCAAGTACTCATTGAACTTGCCTTCAGTCTTGTCATCCCAAAGAGGGGTCTCTGCAGTCTTTCCCTTTGCAATGTCCTTCTTGGCCTGTAGATATCCATAAGTCTTTCCAACTTCTTTCTCTTCTGCATCACCTCTGAACTGAGACTTGTCAGCAGCGGATTTCTCTTGCAAAAGCTTTTCCATCTTAGCTTCCATATCTTTCATAGAAGCAGCCATCTTGTTAATGTTATCAGTAGCTTCGTCAATCTTATCCATAGTTATTACCTCGTTGATTTAGATTTTATTTCCAAAAGTCTTGATAATGAGTTCAGCAAACTTCGCCTTCTTGTCATCTTCCGTAGGTTCAACACTGTTGGTCTCTTCCTCTTGATTTGATTCAGGTGCTTTGCGTCTGTCACTCAACCTTCTGTCTGTATTCTTTCTTCTGTCTTCATCCTTCTCAGGATCCCACTTCTTCTCATCTTCTATAAGTATATCTTGCTCATCTTTTGACAGATTGAAACTCTTCATGAGAACTTGTGCATTAGGATTAGCAGGCACAGGCACCAATGATACTTCAAGAAGCTCAGCACTTTTGAATGTCATTCCATCAGTATCATTCTTTTCCCAATCAGAGCTCTTGAATCCTACTGAGACACCTCTAAGGATCTTCTGCTCTAAGAGAGCTCTGATGCAGTCATGCATTGGACTCGTTCCAGCAGCAGCTAAGGTAGCACTTACTATAAGCTGTCCATTCTTTACTTCAGCAGATTCAGGTTTTCCAATGACATTCATTGGGCTTGATGGATCATGTCCATAGAGCAGAGAACCTGACTTCAGCCAGTTCTCACACTGCCATCCAGCTGGATCAATGACATCGCCATCTCTGTCTACACTTCCATCTGATGCTATGATCTGTATAGTGTCTTCACCTACAGCTTTGTATCCAGTTACTGAAAAGCTCTTTTGCTTCTTTATCTCATTCATTTTGTACCTCTCTTT